GAGTTCAGTTAACAGCTACAGATTATTGTCCTGACTATCCTCATATTTCGTATGCTGATGAGCTTCAGCGTTGTAAAAGATATTTTGAAAAAAGGATGGTTTGTGGTCAAAGTTATGTAAATACTGTCATGGACGTAGGTATTAATGCGAATTATACAGTTGATAAAAGAGTAGCTGCAACTGTTACATGGGATCTTGAACAATCTGGAAATATGACTGGATCTACACCAACAATTAACAAGAACCGAGTACATGGTGCTTACTCGTATCAAGCTGCTGCCGGTGCAGGTAATTATTTTTATTATTACACTTATAGTGCTGACGCAGAACTTTAACTATGGCTTATCCAACAAATCCAATTTATAAATTTGTTAAAGACTTAAGTGGTAATAATGCTTATGTCATTACACAAAGAGATTCAAAAACTTTACACATTCCACCTGATTCAGGTAATAGACATAACCAAGAATACCTAGAATGGGTAAACGCAGGTAACACAGCGGAGGAAGCAGACTAGCGGTATAGGCGTTCAGGTAAAGGCGGTCTAGGTTCTAATGCTTGACTATTTTTTTGTGCAATTAAATAAAGAGGCGCTAAAGCTACAAATAAGAATCCACACATAACAAGAGCGACACTTGAAGCTTTTATAACGGCGCTCCTTACTATGTCATCGTCAAACATGGCTGATTATTGTTAATAGGCTTATTATGCCGGCATAGTAAAGGTTTACACATGGTTAGAAAGCTAATTGACGGTTTGGCCGTTGCTTCATTTGTTTTAATCAGCCTTAGTCTTGGCTCAGGATTTTTTGCTTACAAATGGGCTACAAGTGAACAGGGACAAGCAAAGATCAAGAATGCAATCATGGGTGATATTAAAAAAGCTTTACCGGGTGCCATTGGTGGACAAATGCCAAAAACAACAGGCGGCGCAATTCCTCAATTAAAAGCACCCGCTAAATTTGGCCGTTAAGTGGAAGTTCCAGAAATACCAGAAATTAATATTCCTGTTCGTGAAATTTATATACCTGAAGTAACCCCGCCGCCGATTCTGCAAATTGCTGTGCCCGGCTGTACCTATACGCATAGAGATATAGGAAATACAGGCAATATAAATTTATTATTGGATGATCCGAGAGGTGTAAGTTATAGCGCCCCTTGTGGACAATATCCAAGTTTTATACCGATGAATTATGAGCCTGATGAATTAGTAATTGTTGAAGAAGCACCCGTTAAGTCTGAAGAACCAAGTATGCCAGAAGTACCAGTTACAGAAAATAAACAGGTTCCAGAAAAGAAAGAG